ATGTGACTAGACACATTTATATTTATTATATTATATTTTCGGGACAAGATAAAGATTTTTTCTGTACAAAAGCAATCCGCAATCTTGCAATTCTCTGTTTTTATGATATAATGACAGAGTTAGTTTATTTTTTAACGATCTGCAGACGTATCGAAGTGGTCATAACGGGGCTGACTCGAAATCAGTTTGCCGGGCAACCGGCACG